TCGCTTATGATTCCGTGGGTGTAGCAAAAATAATCACCTTCGTTCATTTCACAGTTTGCACACGATTTTTTGAATGGGAACCTCCTTTCAAACACAATTTTTACCTGCCCTGCCTTCGCCAAGTCATGCACACGGTCAATCCCCGCACAATCCAGCGTCCTGTCGTCAATCCCCATGGCCTTGCAGGCTCCGTCCAGGTACGCTTTGCAGCGGGCAAGGCAGTTGTCCGCGTCCGGCTTGTTGCCCTTGAAGTACCAGATCACCCGGTAATGCGTCGGCTGCATCTTGTGGCCCTTCAGGGCTTCCTGCGTCACGGCACCGGCCATTGTTCGGGCGCGGCGCTTGGCAGACGTCTTCTTGTAGCCGGCCACAATGGCCCCCCTCTGCGTGAGAGGGGCCTTGGCGTTGGGCGACAGGCAGCGCGGCGTATGGGGCAAGGTAATGGTCAGCGTGGTCATCATGCCGCACCTCCCCCTATCTCCTTCACGGAGCCATCAGAGACTTTCACTTCTGCGCACCCTGCAAGCGTCTTCCGCAGCCAATCCTTGGACTCGGCTACCTTGGCGCCAGCATCCGCGGCCTTCCGCACGGAATGCACCAGCTTATCCAGGTCGGTAATCCCCACCTTGCAGCAGGACGTGAACGCCGGTGCCGTGATGCCATCGGGGAACAAACCGTTGAGGATTTGAAAGGCCGCCGCGGCATCCGTGATCGTAAACGCCTTCTTGCCGGGGGCCAGAACCAGCCCGGGAATATCCACTTCGGCTTTCAGATCCGCCTTCACTTTACCTTCCACGGAAGCCGCCCACTTCTTCGCCAGCTTGGCGAGGTCATAAGCTTCCCGACGCTTTTCGGGGGTCCACTGCTCCCAGGCAGCCGTTAAATCCCCGGACGTGACGTTCACCAGGGCCAGAGACACTGCCGGGCAGGAAGACTGGGCCCGGCAATACCGGCAAGCCTTCTCGCTGGGTTTCAGCGGAGCGTGTTCGTCCTGCGCCAGCTTGATGCAGGTTTGGAAAAACGCCCGTGCCTGCTCCACGCTCTCGCGAGTGTACCGGCACACGGCAGGTTCCTTCCGGCTCGCATAAGGCTGCAAAATGCAAACAAACACCTCATCTATCATTTCAAATTCAGGCAACCTGTAGCCACACTTGGAATCTGCCACCAGCACGGCCAGGGCGCTCAACTGCAAATTGCACTCGGCAGCCGCCACCGGCAGGTGGCCAAACTTGTAATCAATCACCAGCGCTCTGCGGCCCCAGTAAACTACCAGATCAGGCTTCCCGGAAAACATTCCATCCTTTTCAAAATACCGCACTTCGCGCATGAACTGTTCTCTCAACAAATCCTTGCTGAAATCCGACATTTCCAGGTACTTCTCACACAGGGAAATTTCCGTCTCGCGGCACCAAGCCACGGCTTCGGCGTCCTCCGGGTCCTCCGGCATTGTCCCTTGCTCCATGTGGACATGCAGCATGGTTCCCAGGGCGGCATCATCGCTCTCTTCGTCCACCGGGCACTTCCTTTCTGCATTCCAGCTTCCGGGGCAGAGGAAAAGCCTCTGCATCCCGCTGGCGCTGGGCAGCCCCTGCCGTTCGTCCTCGATGATCTCTGTATCAAACATAAGGTCAGTAAGTCAGGGGTTAATGTTCAAAAGTGCCAAAGGAGGGCGCATCCTCCGGTACATCCAGGCCGGGAATACCGTCTTCCGGCGCCGGAGCGGTTACAGGCGGCGGGGCCTGCGTCGTCTTGGGGGCCGCCTTGGGAGCGGGAGCAGATACAGGAGTCTTCGGCAGGTCGGGTTTCCTGGCGGGCTGGTCGTCATCCGGGAACACTTCCTTCACCCGCACCATACCATCAACAATGCCGTTATAAATATTGCTTAAATCTCGCAATTCATTTACGGTCATTTCTTCAAGCTTGTGCCCCAATTTGGTTTCGAGCAGGGCGCGCGTCACTCCATAAGCTAAAAAATTAGCTTCCAGGGATCGGAGAATATCAGCCTTATCACGCTTAAATCCACTCTCCTGCGTATTTTTTACGGCTTCCAGCGCTTCATCAGTCAACCAGCCGGGAAGTACCTGCAAGATGCAGGCGCGGATGCGGCGAGAAGCCATATTGGCGCACAGTTCGTAAACATCCCGTTCGTTATCAAGGGCGACACGCAGCATTTTTCCAGTCTTTTTCCCTTTGGAATCAGTCTCATTCTTATCGCGGGTATGAGGTACAGAGAAAGCAATTTCCCGGCGAACATTGGTCTCCTTGTCAAAACAATAGGCAAGACATTCGGACACATTGCAGCCGTTTCCATCTGCTCCCTTCGGGTCCCAATGGCGGGCAACTTCCTTCCATCCGGCTTCCGCATTGCCCCATGCGCCAATCAGCGCTTCCGCCAAGCGGATGCTAGGGCCCGTCACGGTCGTATTTCCGCGGGGATAGGAATAAGTGGCGGATTGCGCCAACTTCGGTTGAGCACAAGCCTGTTTCATTCTCAAGGTCACTTCAGCTAAATCCCGCGGAAACTGCTTGGCGATCCAAATGGAAGCCAGCACGGAAGTAACGGCTGCATTGCTTGTCATGGCAGCCAGGGCTCNAACGGCAAAAGGATTGCCTGGTGCTTGATTGGTGAGTTCGTTTGTTGTATTCGTATTCACGTTATTAGTATTCTATTGGGTTAGTTATTGATAACAGGCCGGGGACCAGTTGGCGCTGGCCCCGGCCAACTGAATCAGTCTTGGCATTCCTCGCATTCGCAGCCCGCGATTCCGAGCATGTCTGCAATGGGATTTAAGCCAGCTCTCCTGTGGGCTTCCTTAAAAGCAAGCTTCACTCCCAAAGAAATAGTTTCGGGATTGCCGGAGAAACAAATTCCGGAGGCTTCCAAGTAGCCACGAGCCGCAAGCCATTCCGTACTTTTTGCGCCGGCCATTTTCGTAACAGCTTTGCAGGTAGAAGTCCTGCTGTTCACACTTTCACCCTTCTCAATCTTGATATGCAGAATGACAGGGGTCTTACACTGATTCACAAGCTCTTCCAGGCGGTTATACGCTTCTTCAATCATATCCACGGTGACGGGTGCTTGTTCGGCTACTGGATCGCAGCAGCATGCTTCGTCTGACGTGCAGGGCCAGGGCTGCGTATTCTTTTCTTCGGTGGTATTATCCATTGTATTGGTTTTCTATTGGTTATTGCTTTCCTCGAACCTCGAGGGGCGGGACGGTTTTGCGAAGCCGTCAAAAGCTTTCGGGCAGTCGGGCGTGAATCCGGAATGCGGACTCTTCCCCGCCTGTAGTTCGTTGTTGTCCATTTCCACGATGAGCCACGCTGTACCGGCAATGAGCAAACCACAGGCACCGCCAGCAATCAGGCGGCATGTACCAATGGCCAAGGCTCGAAGTAACGCCTTCATTTGCTCATTCCTCCTTCTCCATATTCCCGCAGGAGCGCTCTTCGGAACTGCTTGCCGTGCACCTTCATCTTGCCCTGCTTGCCCCAGTACAGGACCTCAATCACATGCCCCTTGTCCTTCAACTCATGGACGGTCTTCTTGATCACATCCCGGTCGGAATCGTACAGGAGAGCAAGAGTCTTGCAGTCGTAAAATTCTGTTTCAGGGTAGGTCATAGTATTTCATTAGGTTACAGTTCGTGCCAGCCGAGTAGCTTGAGCACATCAATCAGTTCGGGTTCCAGGTCAGTCATGGTGTCCGTCAGGGTTGTCCGTCGTGGCGTGATCCCGTTCGTACTGCACCAGGGCGTTTTCGAGGGCCGCCACTGCGGTTTCGTGCTCCGCCATCAGCTTTTCAGCGTCTGCGTGGCTCACGGCTACGTCGTCCACGCGGATGCAGCGGTCTTCGGTGTCGTATTCGATAATCATTGTTAGAATTGAATGGT